ATGAAAAAGATTATGATTTTGGCAGTAGCAATGTTCGCAATGGCAACAACTACTTTTGCAGCAGACGAGGCAACAAACGCAACAGCAGCTTACAACATGAATGTAAAGATGGGTAGCTTGGCTAATGCATTGTCACTCAATATTGATCAGGCAGAGGCTGTAGCTGATGTTCACAAGAACTTCACTGCTGATATGATGAATGCAGCAACTGCAGCAAAGGATGAGCGTGCAGCTATGATTGACAAGGCTGTCATTAAGGATCTCAAGTACATGCACAGCATCCTCAATGATTCTCAGTATCGCAAGTATGTGATGCTTCTGAATGCAACACTTATGAATCGTGGTTTGAAGTAATTCAATTCGATTGAATTCTGAAAAGAAACTATAAGAGAGAGATATGAATGGACTGCAGGTTGGACGATAAGTCTGACTTGCAGTTTTTTTGTGTGTATAGGAGAGGGGAAAATGGCAATAGCCTAAAGTGTCTGGCTCATCAGTTTTAGGTATTGTCTAAAACCCCCATTATTAGGTATTGCAAGAATAAGAAAAAAGCCGTATCTTTGCACCCGTAAACGTGAATAGATGAACCGTAGGAGTATGGTAATTGTTTGAAACTATTAGTTTGTTTGAAATATAACTTTTAGATAGAATATATTAATAAAACGAATCTTGTTCGCTAATAGAAATAATTCATAATGTTTTTGTATTAAAGGAAAAAGCTTATCCGAGAGGATAGGCTTTTCTGTTGTTATACAGATAGTTAAGCGTGCATTGGTGCTGGTGCTGAAATTTTCTAGCACCAAAATAGCACCAAATTTTTAACTAGCACCAAAAAGAAAAATAACAAATTGTTGTTCAGAAGTTTAGCCTAGCTTTTATCCACTATTATTTTTATAGTCTTTTAACAAATAGTCAAATGTATAATACGTGTATTTCAAATGTATAATAAAGTGTAGTTTTGCTCGTTTTTCACAAAACTTCACATTTGGTTGTTCAAAAAAAAGTTTCTATCTTTGCACCAGTCAAACGTAGTGGAATGACAAATGAAAGAAGACCTCCTTTCCGGCGAAAGCCGACAAGATATGGAATCCCTGAGTTCTAGACCGCTACCTAGGCTTGGGGATTCTCCTTTTTTATCCCTGAGTTTTTTGGCAAGACAAGATGGAAGACTATGGGCTAGATACATTCCGATTCATCAAGTCTATAAATTGCAAGGAAGAGTCACGGCAAAGCACAGGATTGATTGCAGAAGGTGCGACAAGGACTGAAAGCTATATTTCAGAAAGCTGCAAAACCGATTCACGTATAGATTTGTGATAGGTCGATGGAAGGGGCGAATATACGGTCTCCACCAAAGTGAATCCTCCACCACAATGAAAGACTTGTGGGTAAGGGGGATTTTGCTTCCCTCAGCTAACGTGCAACCAGTTCCTATTTTAAGTTTTGGGAATATATAAATAAATATTTTCGTTATGAACAATAAAATTAATAATAAACAACCTAACGTGTACGTGCCTACACGTGAAGAGTTCAATGAGTTTTGCATCAATGGGATGAAACTGGATGATCAGGAATGGATAGATGCCATTTGGAAGCTTGCTTCAAAAGTAGGATGGAGAAAGAAAAATGGAGAAGCTCCTAACCATTGGCATTCTCTTGTTTCTGCATATAATGGGGTACTCATTGCTCAAAGGGGAAGAAAACCTCATTTACTGGCGAAGAAGAAAAACTCTGTTCCTCAGCATGAAAAGACAATCATCAACGAGATTGAAGATGAGTTCCCTGATAATGGCTTGCACTATGTGGCTTATACAGATGGGTCTTGTGATAACCTATCACAAACCAAGGCTGGTGGTGCGGCTTATATTCTCCTTAAAGATGGTGAGATTGTGAAGATGAAGAATCATGGGCAACTGAACACTTCAAACAACAGAATGGAGTTACTGGCAATCATTAGTGCCGTAAATGCTTGCCCTGATGGTGCATACATAGACATCTATACCGATAGTCAGTATTGTATCTTGGTGCTCTCCAAGTCTTACAAGCCAAAGAAGAATCCTGATCTCTACGAATTGTACAAGAAGTGTTCTGCCCATGTTGCTGGTGTTCGTTTCCATTGGGTTAAAGGTCACAATGGTGACAAGTACAATGAAATGGTAGATAGCTTGGCTTATGGAGCATACTGCGACATCTGCGAGCAATATAACATCGAGAAAACAAAGAGACATTAAGATATTGAATGAAGTTAATAATTAAAATTATAAGATTATGAGTGAATTATATTGGTTAGGTGTTTTGGGTAACTTGAATGAATTATGTGGGGTTACTGTAGTTCTTTGCTTTTTTGTTTTTGCTGGTTTAGGTATATGGGTACTTATGAGCATTGATGATTTTGAAGAGCCATCTCCTTTTATTAAAAAAGTATTGAAGGGTTCTCTTTTCGCTATTGTGTTTGCGATATTTGGGTGTATATTTATTCCTTCACAAAAGAATCTCCTTATCATCTATGGGGTAGGCGGTACTATTGATTATCTCAAAGACAATAAGAATGCAAATAAGATTCCTGATAAGTGTGTCAAGGCTCTTGATAAGTATCTTGATGATGCGTTGACGGAAGATAAGGAGTAACTATGGTATCAGAATCAGCTAGATATTATCAGACTCATCCGGCAGCAAGGGAGCGCAATAGGAAATATGATACACGCTTTGAGTCTTCACCTACACAGAAGGCTAAGCGTAGGGAGTTGGCTCGTCACAATGCCGAACACGATAAGAAGTATGGATCAGCATCCCGAATGGGAATGGATGCTTCACATACCAAGGCAGGAATTAGGTATAAACCTTCATCGGTAAATCGTGGTTCCAAGAGTGATATGGCTGGAGATAGAAGAGCTAGGGGTGGTCGCTGATAGTGATTGCCGGAACATACGGAAAGAATAAGAGGGAGTGCTCACGCATTCCCTCTTCCGTTATCAACAATCTATTAACCTTAAACAAAAACCTTTAGCCTATGAATTTTAATTTCAAATCAATAAGATCAAATGAACAAAATATTTCTAAGAACCCATTAACCTTCCTCCTCAGACATCTGCTTCAACTTCTCGGTAAGCGCATTTGCAATCTCACGCTTATCTTCGAGAGTGACGGTCTGCAGCTTCGGACAATTAAACTCCAGCATCTTGATGAAGGTGCTGACCTTATCCTTCGGCTCGCATTTGTACCATGCCGCCATAAAATCATCCCAAGCATCTCTAGTGAAGTCGGCACACAGCTCACGAAACTCCTTCTTGATAGGAGACTCGTAACCTTTCTGCTTTCCGCCGGATTTCGCCCGACCTTTCTCGAACTGACCTTTTGAATTTCTGTCTGTAGCCATATCCTTCACTAAATATGATGCAAAGGTACACACAATCCTGCACATAGAAATCTTATCTATTAACTTTTTGCCGCTAAGTTAATGGATAAGATGCTTATATAATAAGGTATAGTTATCTTTGCTGCAGTTTAAACGTTTAAAATAAATTTTTATGTTAGGATCATTAATCGGTGCAGGACTCGGTGTTGCAAGTAGTATCTTTGGTGGCATTTCAGCCCGAAAAGCAAGACGAAAGCAGGAGCGGATGCTTGCACAGCAGGAACAGGAAAATCAGGCATGGTATGATAGGAAGTATAATGAAGACCCTACCAAACGTGCCGATACCGTAAGATTGCTCACTCAGATGCAGGAGCAGATCAAGAACAGAAACAAGGCTGCCAAGGGAAGACAAGCGGTGATGGGCGGCACAGAAGATTCCACCACAGCAGTGAAGGAAGCGAACAACAAGACTCTTGCCGACACGACCTCCCAGATTGTAGCTGCAAATGAGTCTCGCAAGGATGCCATCGAAGGTCAGTATCAGGCGAGAAAGGATGCTATTCAGAACAAGAGGATGGGGCTGGAAGCAGAGAAGGCTGCTGGTACTGCTAGTGTGGCTGCTGGTGTTGCCGGAACTGCCGCCAATATCGCTGCCACCATTGATGGTGGATTGAGCGGTGTAAAGAAGGCTCCGAATATGAATGTGACTCAGAATCAGTTGAATGGTATCGCCAAGAATCCTGATGATGTTCTCGGCTTGAAGGCTACGACTACTGGTCTCCCTTCTGAGGGTGAGCTGAATAGTCTGGGTGCTAAACTTCAAAAGGTAAACGTATAGCTTATGGGATTGGCAGATTATTTACGAACGAACAATGGCTTGAAGACTACACAGAGTGTACTCAACAAGCAGCAGACTGCCGAGGGTATGCTGAACGGCTCTATCCCTATCGTGAAGAAGGAAGAGCCGAAGCCGGAAACTAAGCTGGAGCCGGAAAAGAAGCAGTTGACCTATGCGGAAATGTATAAGATGCTGAATCCTGCTGATAGTGAATCTCCTGAGCAGAGAGCACAGAGAGAGAAGAACGAGAAGCGGAAGGCTCGTATCGCTGCCTTTGGAGATGGTCTTCGGGCACTCGCCAACATCGTCTTCGCTAGCAAGGGAGCCAAGGTGGTACACAATCCTGAGTCGGATATGACTGCTTCAATCAACAAGCGAAAGGCTTATATGGATGCACAGCGTGAGAAGAATCGGGCGGCTTGGCAGGCTGGCTATCAGAGGGCATTGGCTCTTGATGAGGAAGCGAGAAAGAATAACCTGACTCTTGCCGAGCAGATGAGGTATCACGATATTATTGCTAAGAACAATGATAGCAAGAATGATCTGAGCCAGCAGAGAATTGATCAGGGCAACAGAAGACTTGATTTGTCGAAGATGAAATATGATACTGATGCTGATTATAAGAAGTCTATCTTGGCTATAAAGAAGGCTCTGGCTGATGGTCAGATTTCCCACTGGCAAGCACAAGAGGCTATTCAGCGTATGAATGCTGAGACTGGTCGTATTCGTGCCAACAAGTCGGGTAGTGGTGGCTCCCGAAAAGGTTCCTATTCAGGAGAGGTTGATGAGTATATGGATTTGATGGACAAAGACCCTGAAGGTATGGCTGAGGCTGCTAGGGAAGTCAGAAGGATGGGGTACTCCCCTAAGACTGCTGCAGGAAAGAAGGCTCAGAAGATTGCCTATCAGCGTAAGCATGGTAAGCCTAAGCAGCATCATACATCATCATCCAATAATGGAGGTAAGAAGAAGACTGGTGTAAACTGGTAACAGAGTTGGTAACAAAAATTTGGTAACAAACATATATATATTATGGCAGAAAGACCATTATACACATTATACAAGAATCTGAAAGCACAGAACTATGATGTGCCGGACGATTACAATAAGTTTGAGAGTGCCCTGACCAGAGACGGAAAGGGCGGTGCTGACAACAGACACGCTATCTATGAGAACTTGAAGGCTCAGAACTTCGATGTTCCTAATACCTATGAGCGTTTCTACTCTGCACTTTTTGAGCCAAAAAGCAAGACTTCATCAAGGGCGAAGGGCGGTAGTGTTCCTATGAGTGCTGCTGACCGTGCTCGTTTCTCGGCTGGGGCATCAGCAATCTCGGCTAGTGCTAATAATGTAGTAAGACAAGCTAAACGAAACATTCAGAGCAAACTGGGGCAAGCAAAGAAGTTCAATGGTGGCAGGGTTGCTCCACATCTAAAGAACCCTTTGCAGAATCTGAATGTACAGAAGAATGAGTTCAACTACAATTCGACAACTGGCAAGACTGGAACCTATACTACAACAGATGGTGTAGAGTTTAATAACGAGTATGATGCTGCTCAGTATCAGAATCAGTTGGATAAGCAGGGGGAGCAGTATATCAATGCAGTTGATATGGGTATTGTTCCTTCTGAGTTGGATAAGGCTGACCCTGATTTGTCTGACACAGATGTTGCTATGCGACAAATGGAGAGAAGACAAGAGTGGCTTAATGAGAATCAAGACAGACATTCTAAGGAATTGAATGAGTCTATGCACTTGCAGGGTTCTCCTTTTGTTGCGTCTGGTGGAGCAGTTGCTCCTTCTTCATTTAATACAGCTATAAGCAATGAGGCAAACCGCTTGTCTGATGTAGAGTATGGTGCTTATAATACCGCCAAGGCTTATAATCAGATGTTGCGTACCACTCTGCTTCAGGAGTTGAAGGAACAAAAGCAGAGAAATGAAAATGCTGGTTGGTTGAAAGATAAGTGGAATGATGTTTCCAATTATTTTGGTGCGATGTTTAATACCATGCTTGACCCGAAGTTATATTCTCAGGGTATTATGGATGCAGCTATATCAAACAATTTGCTCCAAGTAAAGAAGGGTATGGAAGATGGAACAATAAAGAAAGGTTCCAATGCAGGAAATGCCGCACAAGCTATGCTTGGTGCTATTCAGCAGCAACAAGGAGAAGCTGCTAAACAGCAGCAGTATGGCACAAAGGCTTATCAGTATGGAGACATGAGTGGTCGCTCCTTAAAGTTTTGGGGAGACTTTTTGTTAAGCGGTTGGAGAAATGTTATGACTACTGGTTTTACTAAGGCAGGAGAAAAGGTTGGAGAAAAAATGGCTCTCGGTGCTCTTGGTAAATGGTTTACTAAGAATACTGGTCGTGTGCTCGGTGATATGGCTGGTAGTGCAGCATTGGCAGCAACCAATCAACTTGGTTCTACATATAATAATGTGATAGAACGTTATGTTGGAATGAATAACGAGAATGGTGGTGTGACCCAAGACAAGAATGGCGATTTGAAGTTCAATGAAGGTGTCAGTCTTGGTAAGGCTATCAAGGATGGCTTTGGCTCTGCTACAATAGAGAACTTCTCGGAAATGTTCGGTGAGTATCTACCTGGAGCACCTAAGTTGTTATCAAAGTTAGGGCTTTCTAAAGTATCTTCTTTCTTTGAAAAGATAGGCAATAATGCTTACTATAAATGGTTGAGTAACGCAACAAATAAATCTGGAATCCAAGGTGTGATGGCTGAGATTTCAGAAGAGGAGTTTGGTACTGCCCTTCATGCAGCATGGGGTGATGGAGATGGAAGCTGGAGTGACTTCAACGTTTTCACGAATCCTGATGCCAGAGAAAAGCAGATTGATACTTGCCTTGGAATGTTCTATTCTGTTGGTTTCATGCATGCTCCTAGAACTGCCATTGGTGCTATAAATGCTGTGCTATATTTCAACATCAAACATCAGGTTGCCAAAGCAGATAAGTTCGGTCAGATGATGTTTAATGATAAGTGGGAGGACATTAAAAGCAAGATTGATGTAACAACAAATGCAGACTTGACTAAAACTGTCTTGGAGGCTACTCGCTCAGACTCCATGACTGCTAAGCAGAAAGGTGCAGTTATTAATTATGCTATGTTCCTTAGCAAACTTCGTGGATTCAATCAGGCATCAGATGCTAAGACAAAAGATAAGGTTGAAGAAGGTGATACCGCTCCGACATTATCTAACGACCTTGATGATGCTTATACAGAAGGACATAATGCTGATGATGCTGATAAGCATAATATCCAGTTGGAGCAGAACGACAAGGCGAATGAACTTGCAGCCATGTTGCATATTACTCCAGAGCAGCTACATGATATGGCAGATGAAGACTTGGAAACTATGACTGGTCAGGATGATAAACTTGACAAGGCTATCTATGACTACCAAGTATCAACTGCCAAGTATCAGGGTGTGATGGATGGAGCACAGGATGAAGTTGATATGGCAGCACATCAGGCGGCTATGGAAACTGATAATATGACTGACCTAAGTCGTGGAACCGTCCGTAAGGCAACCATTAAAGCAACTGGTGGCTTGGAAGACTATGAGGTGTACATTATTAGTGGTAATATCGCTACTCATGATGATGGCTCTATAGACGTTGGTAATAGCGATGATATGATTATCTACTATGACCCGACAACTGGCAGAAAGGAACACGCTGATGCTATGATGTTCGCTGATCTCATAGAAGAACTCCCTGCTGCTGATGTAAAAGCTCAGGCGGTAGCTGATGCGAAAGAAAATGCTATCAAGAAGATTGCTGGCATCGTTGATGGAACCATTGATGTTGGTTCTCAGTTCTCTGTTACTGATTCAGATGGTACAGAACATACCTATGAGGTGTTGGCTGATAATGGTGATGGTACTGCTATGATTACTATTGATGGTAATGTACCTACAGAACTTGTCAATGGTGAGAATGTACAGATACCATATTCGTTTGCTGACTTGCAGCAGTTAAAGGATGCTGAGGATTTGAAGAGACTGAAAGCTGCCAAGACTGAGCGTGAGCAGATGGAGAAGGAACGTGCTGAGCAGACTCAGGAGACAGAACAGACAGAGGAGATTCAACCATCATTTGACTTCAACCAGATTCTCAATGATAATGGTAATGTGGTGCTCGCTGATGTGCTCGGCAAGGATGGCAATACAAAATATCCAAACTCCCAGTTGTTCCTTATTCGTGATTCTGGTGCAAAAGCTAAGGTGATGGAGTTGAAGAGTGATGGTACTCTCGTTCCTCATGCGGTAAACAAGAAAGATGTGAGAACTGCTACTACTATGACACTCGATGAGTATAAGCAAGCATTTGCTGACTCCTCAATGATAGAGGAGAATAGTGGTGCGATAGAGGGCGATAGAGGTGGAATAGAGGTGAATGATGAACTTCCACCAGTTCCTGATAATGTGACAATCAATGGTGACGGAACATACTCTGTTGATGGTGCTGTGCAGGGTGGAGAAAATACTACTGCTCCTGCTGAACAGACAGAACAGACTCCTGCTATGACTCTCGAAGATGGAACCATCGTGCCTATGCTGGAGGATGGCAATCCTGACTTCTCGAAGCTGACTGCTGATCAGACTGCAGAGTTGTATGACACCCAGTTTGGTGATGATGCTGATAGCGTAATCAGTGGATGGGTATCTGATGCAAAGAAGGCACTCGACAAGGCGAACAATATGACCGTGAAGGGTAAGAACTTCGTGGAACAGAAGGCGGCAAAGGAAGCCAAGGAGAAGGCTATTGCTGATGCTCAGACGGCTTATGACTCTGCTATTGCTATCCGTGATGCCTATAACAGCAGACAACTTGCCAAGGTCGAAGATACTGCTGAGGGTAGAAAGAATCTCATTGAGAAGGCAAGAAGAAAGTTCTCTCGCTTGAAGAGTGCTGTAAAGGATGATGCAGAGGCAGTGTCTCAGCTTTATAAAGATGTTGTCGGCTCTCTCCTGCATCGTCTGTATGATGGCACTGGCATTGATGTGACTGATACAATTCCGCTTACTGCTGAGGAATATGTGGCTAGCAACCTCGGTGCTCACTCTCTCAACTATGAGGGAACTGAGACAAGCAAGGGTGTAAAGCAGGAAACTGGATTGAGCAGAGAAGACTTTGCCAAGACTCAGCTCCTCGCTGCTGATGGCAAGGGAACTACCATTGATGATCTCGTACATAGTCTGTGGGAGAATCGTCCATCTAACCTTGATTCACTCGACACTCAGGATATTCGCAATGCCCTTATTGGTGTGCTCACTAGCGGTTTCAAGGCTTCGGAAGCTAGAAACTATATTGAGAATCTCCGTATCGCTCAGGCTGAGAACATTCTTGAAGAGCAGAAGAAGGCGGCTGACAACGCTGCATTTGCTGAGGAGAATAAGGCTGAATCAGAACAACAGACAGAAACGGCTCCTGAATCTGAGGAGAAGATGGGGGAAGATAACTCTGATGAGATTAATGATGAGGAGAATGAGCAGACAAATGAGAATATAAATGCTCCTGAGGTTCCTGAGGATGCAACGGAAGAGAATCCGCTTGGTGCTCAGCGTGACCAGACTGACCTTCCTTTCTCTGCTAGAGACAATGGAACACAGCAGACTACATCTGAACGTGCTGCTGATGTGGAGAAGAATAAGGTTGATGATATGAAGGTCGTTGATAATATCGTGGGTGAGAAGACTCGCAAGGCTTTCGAGAGACTGGCTAAGATGATGGGTGCTAGCATTCAATGGCAGTACTCTGACAAGTTGGGCAACGGCTGGATTCAGGAGACTACGGATGCCGATGGCAACGTTCATCGTACAATCTTCATCACTCTTGACTCTTCTATTACGGAAGGTGCTCAGTTTATCTTCGGTCACGAAATGACTCACCAAATCAAGAGCCTGAACCCTGCTGCATACAATGAGCTGACTCAGCTTGTGCTTGATACCTATGGCTCTGATGCCTTCGACAAGGCGGTAGATGAGACCATGCAGAGATATTCTGATGCTGGATTCTCTGAACGTGCTAGAGATTACTACGCTGAGGAGGTTGTTGCTGATGCTGTAGGCGAAATGATTCGTGACCTCAACTTGGCTCACACTCTCGCTATGATGATGTCTCATCCTCTGCTCGCTGCTATCCATGAGGTATTGCAGAAGATTAAGTTAGCATTCTATGGTACTGAGTATAGCGATGTGACCAAGAACATCATCCGCTCTATCGAACAAGCCTATGTGAAGACTGCCAATGGTAAGGTAACGAACTCTGAGACTGGCGAGGATGTTTCATTCTCTCTCCGTCAAAAGCCTGAACCTAAGAAGAAGGGTATCGGCTACAAGGTATTCGTGCTAAAGGATGGCAAACTCTATCCACCAATGGTAGCGAACCCTGATGGTGCTGCTACTCCAGTGGGTGTATGGCTCGATGCTGATGCTGCTCCTATTGCAGGAGAAAGCAAGACTGGCAGACCTCAGGTTAAGCAGGGTGGCAAGGGAACACAAGGCGGTAGCGGTAAGCTAGCCTATAGACCAGGCTGGCATCTTGGTGTAGTGCCTTACGCTATCCAGTTCAACCGCAAGGATGCTGAGGGAAACAAGACTCTCTTCCCTAAGAACTTCGTCTTCGCTGAGGTGGAGTATGCCGCTGATGTAGATTATCAGGAGGAAGCTCGCCAAGAGGGTATCAATCCATCGGGCAAGTATCAGCATTCATTGGTTGGCTTGAAACATCTGCCTACTGATGGCTATTATATGTATCGTACCAACCCGAACCCTGAGACTGATCCTTGGGTGATTACTGGTGCGATGAAGGTGAACCGTATCTTGACCAGAGCAGAGCAAGCGGAACTTGTGAAGAATGCTGGTCGTGAACCTCAGCAGATTCAGGAGGGCGATATTGTTACTGATGATGTTGTGAACAGCATCAATCAGGAGATAGCTGCTGCTCCTAAGTTCTCGTTAAAGGTATATCATGGTAGCGGTGCTGACTTCACAGAGTTTGACTTCAACCACATGGGTGAGGGTGCTGGCTCCCAAGTATTCGGTTGGGGTGGATATGTTACATCTTCCAAGAAGATAGGAAAGAATTATGCTACTCTGATGGACAATGATCCTTCTAGGGCATATTTTCGCATTCAGCGTTCTAATGGTACAAGGTTCGCCAAGAAATATCCTACTCTAGAATCATTCCTACATGGTGATAAGCAAATAGCCATGAATGACAAGTTCACAGAGCAGGAAAAGATTGACTTCTACAATGAAATGAAGAAGTTGGCTGAGCCATACCACAATCTCTATGAGGTGGATATACCTGATGATAATGGCAGCAACTATATGGATTGGGATAAGCCTTTGAGTAAAAATCAGCAGGATGCCATTCGTGAAGGGTTGGAGCATCTTGGTGTAGGTATTAAGACGTTAGAAAGCAAAGGTCAGTCTTTAGAGAGAACTGGCGAAAATGTTTACAATAGTACTCTGTATATTGGGTTAACTGGAACAGAGTATGATTTGCCTGAAAGAACTAAAGGAATAAGCAAGTTCCTATCTTCTGTTGGCTTTACTGGTATTAAGTACAAGGCTGGACGTAACTTCGGTGGTGCTAAAAAGGGCGATACCAACTATGTTATCTTCAAGCCTGAGGATATGAGAATTACAGAGCACACCAAGTTCTCTCTCCGTTTGAAGTCTGCTATTGAAGAAACTGAAACCAATCCATCTGATGCACAGAAAGAGAGTGGCAACTACAAGAAAGGACACATCAAGTTCGGTGGTTACGATTACACTATAGAAAATCCGAAAGGTTCAACTCGCTCAGGCAAGGATGCCGATGGAAAAGAGTGGAAAGTAACCATGCACGATACCTATGGCTATATCCGTGGCAAGTTTGGCAAGGATGGTGACCATTTAGATATGTTCATCAATGATAAAGCAGACCTTGATAATTGGAATGGTGATGTGTTTGTCGTTGACCAAGTGAATCCTGATGGCTCGTTTGATGAACATAAAGTAATGTATGGCTATGACTCCATGGATGATGCCAAAAAGGCTTATCTCGCTAACTATAGCGATGGTTGGCAAGGTCTTGGAGATATTACTGGAGTAAGTAAGGATGAGTTCGACAAGTGGCTTGATATGAGCAAACGTAAGCTAAAGCCATTTAAAGACTATGCTAAGGTAAAGTTCTCGTTGAAGGATATAAAGCCAGTTGGTGTTGGTGCTTTCGGAAATATATACAATCAGTTCCGTGGCAATGCCAAGGCTGCAATCGAGTTCTTGAAGAAGGTTCGTGGTGGAGAAGCTGTCGGTGCTCTTCATCACAAGGATATTGGTGATATTGATTTGGTTTGGGGCAAAGAAGGAACTGGACATAGTGATGGCTATGGTCTTTCTAAACTTGTGAAGTATCATCCTGAGGTTCTTGATAATTTGCAGGAGATTCTGAATGATATGCGTGTAGTTTCAAGCAGTAGGAATCGTGTAAACTTGGAAAGTGAAACCCATAAGGCTGGTGTTCGTCTTACTTGGGATGGAGAAAGAAAATCTTGGTTGTTGACTGCATTTAAAAAGGAAACTTCGGCAAGCGACAAGAGGACAGACACTGCCGCTACTTCGTTGGAAGGTGACACCGCTCTCTCCCAAACCGAAGGTTCTGCTGCAAAGATAGACAATTCTTCTGAAACTGCCAAGGAAAATGGCGAAAAAGTTGGTAGTGAGGGCATAAAATTCTCGTTGAAGGATGAGAAGATTAAGAGTATTGCTGAAAAGTTTGGGGTAAATGAGGATGATGTTGCTATGTATGCGAATGCAGTTGAACGAGGTTCTACTGCTGAGGCTGCACGTGCCAGAGCAAACATCAAACGATATTTATTGCAGGCAAATGAAGACAAGATTTCCTCATTTAAGGATATTATTAAGTACACCAAACCTATAAATGAAGCCTTGAAAGAGAACTTCGGTGACCTTGACGCTATGATTGAGGAACGAAGAAAGCAGGTTGAAGCAGAGCGCAATGCTATGGAAGCTGCAAGAAAAAGAGCGCAGGAAGAGGAAGAGAAGAGACAGAAACATCTGGATGAACTCTCTCTGATTCCAACTGATGAACTTGATAAGCGTTATATGGATGCTATTGCTAATAATGATGAATCAACGGCAAGGGAAATGCTTGATGAATCAGCCAGACGTAATGGTTACGGTGACGTTGATAGCGATTACCAAGGTCAGGGAGCGTGGGCTGCTCCATCAAATCCTCAATATGAGTCTGATGAGGCAAGAAGAGCCGACATAGAAAACTCTCCTGATGTAAACTTGGAAGATATTGCATTAGGTTATAACTTGCAGCCTGATGATTATTTCGACAATCCAAGAGCGTATATGAACAATACTGCTTATGGATTGGAGTCTGCTCATGTTATAAAGAATGCACTTGATGCCATTAAGAATGGCGAGAAAGATGTTAAGGTTAAGGTTTATCGTGCAGTTCCTACTTCTGTAAAGGAAGGCAAGTTGCGTAATGGTGACTGGGTTACTCCTTCAAAGAAGTATGCTGAAATGCACGGTGATAACAGGTTGGATGGAAAATATCGTATCATTGAAGATGAAGTTCCTGCAAATCAATTATGGTGGGATGGCAATGATGTTAACGAGTTCGGCTTTGATGATGGTAAAGAATACAGATATAAGAATGCCAAGAATAATCGTAAGCTGAATGACCTCATTACTTATGATAATAAGGGCAATGTGATTCCTCCTTCAAAGCGTTTCAATTCTCGCAAGAGTGATATCCGTTTCTCTCTGAAAGAAGAAAAGGAGAAGATTGTGGCTGATGCCAAGGCAAACGGAACCTATATGACTGCTCCTAATGGTGAGAAGACCAAACTAGATGCTGAACAATGGGCAACCGTCCGTACTACCAACTTCAAGAACTGGTTTGGTGATTGGGAGAATGACCCTGAGAATGCTTCCAAGGTGGTGGATGAGAATGGTGAACCTATGGTGGTTTGGCATGGCAGAAGTGCAGAGTTCAACACCTTTGAGAAGAAGGAAGGTGTCCGCTTTATCATGGGGCTTGAAGACAAGGTGAAGGCTGAAGGATTCTTCTTCTCTCCTGATAAGGGCTTGGCTGAGGAGTTTGCATCCAATTCGTCTAGACATCGTGGCGGCAAGGCTAACGTGGTTCCATGTTTCCTGAATATCAGAAAACCGATGGATTTGACTGGCGAAGACTATGATAGAATCTACGAAGATGTGACTGGCTGGGAGTACATGGTGGGCATGGACACTCAGGATAATCTTTGGGGTATCATGGATGAAGAGGGCATGGCTGACAAGATTAAGAAGAAAGGCTATGATGGAGCCATCTTTGTTGAAGAGGTGGATGATAGCTATGAGCCTACCAAGATTTCCTATTGCGCTCTGGATGCCAACCAAATCAAGTCTGCCGAGAATAACAATGGTGATTTCTCTGCCGACAATAATGATATTCGTTTCTCTCTCGCTGGCGAGCGTGGTGCGGCTGCTGCTGACAAGGCAGATGAGCGTACCTTCCGTATGGATAACCTCTCCGTGGCTCGCAAGATGGAAGAGGAGAAGAAGGATGCCAAGGCTATCAAGATTGCTACTGGCTGGGAACGTGGTGCTGATGGCAAGTGGAGATACGAAATGCCGGATGCTAAGATCAAGGACACGATGGATGTAGGCGGTGGACATATTGTTAAGCGTTATGAGGATGATATGCTATGGAATGGTGGCAAGCTTTCTGATGTGATTGATGCTCCTGAACTATTCAAGGCTTATCCTCATTTGAAGGATGTACGTATTGAAACGGATGCCATTATGAACGATATGCCTTCAAATGGTGAATATAATGCCAAGACAAACACCATTACCATCCATGCTGACGAGCTGAAATATATGAATAGTATATTGAATCACGAGATTCAGCATGCAATCCAGTCTATTGAGGGCTTTGATAGAGGAGGTAGCCCTAGATTGGTTAGAGGTGAGATTAAGAAGAGATTAGCAGAGGTCACTAAGCAGATTCGCCAGTTGCGTGCAGAAGGCAAGGAAGATGAGGCTAAGGCTATTGTTGAGAAGAACAGAGGTCTTTATAATGCTTATCAGGCGAATGATGATTACAACAGCTACAAGTCGCTTGCTGGTGAGGTGGAAGCAAGAAATGTGCAGGAAAGAATGAATATGACTCCTGAGGAAAGAAGAAAATCTCTCGTTGAATCTACTGAGGACGTGGCTCGCAAAGACCAGATTTTCTTGGGTGTGGGCGATGTGTCCTTCTCTCTCCGTGATATGGCTGACGGAAAGGAGAGTGGGGCGGCTGATATGGCTGAGGACTTGAAGAGTCTGAATACTCCTGATGAGGTGGATGATGCTATCAAGACTGCCATTGATGATATGCCGAGCGGCTGGCGGATGGCTAATAGGAAGATGATTCATATTGCTCAGGCTCTGGGCGAGAACCGCAAAGCAGAGATTGCTGGCGAGGAACCTAAGTTCTCCCTGAAGGATGGCACTCTCATTAAGGCTGGAACCTACTTTAGCGGTGGCGGTCTTGTTGAGGAAGGCTTGAAGGGTATCATCGACCCAGTTTTGGCAGTTGAGTATGATGAGAAGATAAGCGGTGTATATCGCAACAACTTCGGGCAGCACATCGTTACTGCTGATGTCCGTGACGTTGATCCAAAGGAATTGGTGAAGCTGATAGATGGCGAGGTAGAGTATTTCCATGCCAGCCCAGTCTGCAAGAACTACTCTCAGGCGAAGAGTAACCACGCTGAGGTGGAACTTGACAAGGAGACTGCTGCAAGTACTGCAGAGTTTATCAATTCCATAAAGCCAAAGGTGGTAACCATTGAGAATGTGAAGGGCTACAAGGATTCAGATGCGATGAAGATTATCACGGATGCGCTTGATGCCAACGGCTACACTTGGGATGCAGATGTCTATAATGCAGCTGACTATGGAGGCTACACCAACCGAGAGAGATTGATTGTCCGTGCGGTTCGTGATGGCAAACTCCCTGCCAAGCCAAAGAAGATGGCACACAAGAGTGGATGGTATGAAGCTGTGGCTGATATTATCCCGACCCTGACCGAGAAGAAGAATGGTGTGGCTCCTTGGATGGATATTCGCTTGAAGACTGATGGCATTGACTGGAGAAACATTGACAAGCCATTGTATGTGATGGGTAGTGCCTATGCTGACGGAAAGATTCCTCATGCCTTCGCTGATGAACTGCTGCCAACACTCAGAACCAAGAGCGGTGATGTGATTGTGATGCCGGATGGTAAGATATATCGTGCCATGGGTAGAGTGCTCGCTAGAGTATCAGGAGTGAGCGATGATTACAAGATGCCGTTCTCTGAGAACCTGAGCCATACCATCATCGGCAACGGAATCCCTACCCAGTTGACGGAACATGTGATTGCTCCACTCTTGCAGAATACCTTGCGCCCAACCACTCCTGAGGATGGCAATACCAAGTTCTCCTTGCGCTATGACAAGTTTGAACACGACTTGAACCAGTGGAAGAAGGATAATAATCTGCCTAAGGATGCCCAGCGACCAACCATCCCACAACGCAACGCTGGTGAGAGTGCCGTTGACTTCCTGAGGAGAGTGGACGAGTACCGCAAGCAGATGGCTCTTTGGAAGACTGCTCCAACCTACGAGCAGCATCTTCTGAGTGATGATACTGCCCTTGGTGAGTTCAACCGAGAGTTGCAGCGTGGTTCTGTGCTCAAACGTATCGCCTTTCAAGATAGTATGCTGGCTATCCGTAAAGCTCAGGAAGCTATTATGAAGGAAGTGGGTGTTGACCGCCTGAATATGGCTGAGGATGCCTATACTGCCGAGAATCGCAGTCATGGCAAGGGCAAGAACGAGTTTGAGGAGTACAACAACGAGTTCCTGCAGCCACTCAGAAAGGCTTATCATCAGATGAAGAAGGTGCTGGGCGATAGCTACGACAATGTGCGAGTCTATATGATGGCGAAACACGGCTTGGAGCGTGATGCTCAGATGGCATTCAAGAAGTCTTTGGAAGCTGACTATGAAGATGTGAATCAGAGAAGTGCAGCATACAAGGCATACAAAAACGACTTGGATCGTGTGTCAAATGATGCCGACTTGGAGTTTGGCAGGGTAGATTTCACCACTTGGAGACAGAAGGATAATGCTCTCCGAGGAAAGTACTCTCCATCCTATATGGACTACCGCTACGATGAGAATGGTATCGTCAATGATTACTCTGGCTTGTCTCAGTTATTCGGTGGCTCAGACTTTGAGGAAGCTGCCCACAAACTGGTAAGGGATGTGGAAACCAAGCATCTTGCCGAGGTTCAGACTCTTTGGAATGCAACGAATGCTGCCACCAAGAAGATTCTCCGTGATGGATTCAAGGCTGGAATGATGAGCAAGGATGCCTACGAGTATGTGAAGGGTATGTATAGCCACTACATTCCTCTCCGTGGCTGGGATGGCACTACTGCCGACCAAGTATGGGACTATATCGGTGGCGGCAAGGGTGCGTTCAATCAGACATTGAAGACTGCACATGGACGAACCTCTATCGCTGATGATCCTATCGCATACATCGAGAACATGGCAGAGAGTGGAATCCTGCTGAACAACAAGAACTGGGTGAAGCAGCACCTGATGCTCTTGGCGCAGAATCATCCTACCTCCCTGCTCACCCTGAGCAAGGCTTGGTATGTGAAGAGTACGGATGCCAACGGCAACGAGGAGTGGATTCCTGCTACCCCTAAGATTACTTCTCAGATGAATAGTAATCAGGTGAAAGCTGCCATTGATGCTTTCGAGCAGAAGATGGAGCAGATGGCTCAAACTGGCGATGCTACCCAGCAGAGAGACGGCTTGAATATTGCCTATCCTCAGACTCATAGCGAGGAGAGAGAACATGAGGTACGAGTGATGAAGGATGGCGAGGAGTATGTTATCTATGTGAATGGTGACCCTCAGTTGGCTCAGGCGATGAACAATACCAGAGCACACCGAGTGAGAGAAATTCAGAGCGGCAAACTGGATAGGGCTGCTGCTTGGTTGGGAAGAAAGATGGCTGCTGCCTACACAAGTCTTTCTCCTCTCTTTATCCCTTCCAACTACTTCCGAGACCTGACCATGACGCTGGCTTCTACCGCTATTCGTGAGGATGGCAGATACAATTATCTCCTCAGAAGGAATCTCGCTACCTCTTGGAATCTCGGTTTTATGCTGAGAGACTATCAGAACGGCAAGTTGAGAGAGAAGGTAAGCAATGGAAATGCTACTCCAAAGGAACAGATGTTCTATGACTTTATGATGAATGGTGGCGAGACTGGCTTTGTCTCTTCGCTTGACGTGGAAGATTTGAAGAAGAAATTCAAGAATGACTTGAAGGATTTGGATAGATGGAAGGCGAACCCAGTAAAGGTAGGACATACCATCATGGATGGCATTGAGTTTCTGAACAGAATGATTGAGGATAGCAACCGATTTGCGGTCTATATGACTTCCATCCAGTATGGTCGCTCCATTGATGAGGCTGTGAATGATGCCAAAGATGTAACCTTGAACTTCAACCGCAAGGGTACTGGCGAATATGGCTGGCAGATGATTAGAAACCTCTATCTCTTCATCAATCCGGCTGTACAGAGTTTGCAGACATTGGGTGCGCTTGCCAAGCATCATCCTTTCAAGTTCACGGCTGTTACTGCAGCTTGGTTGGCGAGTGGTGTGCTGGTTCCTATTGTCAATGCAGCCCTGATGAGTCTGTTGGGCGGTGATGATGATAAGGATAAGTACTGGCAGTTCACCAAGTGGGATAGACGAAACAACCTGATTATGTGGGTTCCGTTTACTCATGAGTATGTGACGATTCCGCTTGCTCAGGAGTTCCGTGCCTTCTATGGAGTAGGTGATATGATTGCATCCAAGATGATGGGTGGCGAGCTGGCAGAGGAAACTTGGAGCCAGTATGCAGAAGACTTGCTCGGTCAGGTAGTGGATATGCTTCCGCTTGACCCAACTGGATATGATGGCAACATAGCAGTCAGCCTGATGCCGAACCCTATCCGTCCTGTCTTTGAATTGGCTTTCAATGTTGACTTCACTGGCAAGCCATTATTCAAGGACACAGAGTATAATAAGTATGACCCGAACTTCACTAAGGCATACGTGGGCACTCCTGATTGGTTGGTTCGTGCATCAAGGATGATGAACTCAATCGGGAACGATTATCCTGATGTGCAGCAGAATAGATGGGATGCTTTGGGTAACCCAAGATACAACATAAACAACCCTGCTGTAGTTGACCATGTCTTGTCTTCCTATCTCGGTGGTGCTTACACCATGGGCAGTCAGGTGCTCGGTGTCCTCACTAAGTCACTCAACGACCCGAAGGAAATCAAGATGGCAGACATACCATTGGTAAGCAAGTTCGTGAGCAACCCAGATGATAGACCAGTCACAAAGAAGCAGGGTGATGAGTTCTGGAATATGAAGGAGAACCACGACCGTGCAGCCAATACCCTGAGCAAGTTGAAGAAACAAGCTAAGGTGGATGGCGATTACTCTATGCTGGAGCGGTTCTACGGCTCAGAGGAATACAAGCAGTATAAGCAGGAAGATGTGAAGGTGAAGAAGTATGAGGAAGACAAGAAGAAGGAACGTGCCGAGGAGAGTGGGGAAGAGTACAGACCTCACAAGTTGAATGCCGAGGATATATACAAGGCTCACGCTACTCCGAAGGATGATTTCGAGGATTTGAAGCTGAAACAACTCTACACTAAGCTGAACGGATTCAAGACTTCATACGACCTCTTGCTTGATACGGCTCCGAGTCAGAGCGATGGCTACTACAACACCAACAAGGCTGCTATTGATGCCATTGACGAGATTTCCCTTGACAAGCAGGAAATTTCCGAGTTGAAGAAGGGCTTCTTGGAAGATGGCAAGGATGCCTACAATGCCGAGGATATGAAGAGAATCCGTGAACTGAGAAAGCGAATCCTCTCCGTACTGGAGCCAGCCAATAAGGTGGTTGTGGCTAACCAGAAGGCGAAGGCTGAGAAGTAATATATATATATGACTATCCCCTGAAAGTGCTAGGCTTTCGGGGGATAATTGCTTTCAATCTGAAACTTTTTACTTATATTTCTTGTGTAAATCTGTTAATCTGTAAGTATTTATAAAGTTTAACTATTAAAAATATCCTAAATTGTTATGTTCCCATTATTTCTTTTTATATTTGCAGCATCTAAGAATATCTGAATCTCAGGTGATTACATCAGCAAAAGATTATCCAATCATTATAAACTTAAAAATGAAGGCTTATGAAAAAAGATGAAGACGAAGACATACGAGTCAAGAAGTTAATTGGAGAGATAACTAAGTTACTCCCTGAACGAAGCAAGATTAAGACTGACTTGTTTTATTTCAAGTATGCGCCTATATTGGTCATGCTTTTCAGATGGTATGGTATATCTCAGTTCTATGACAACAAAATGGAGATAACACTATGGTACGAAGAGAACGAGGAACCTGTCTGGTTCTTCTACTTCATCACTTACATTCTTTACCCGATTTCTCTTTGGAAAGGTCAGGTGTTGCACCGATTGTGTGTAGAGTGGCGCATTCCGATTTTCTATATTGCAGGAGTCAATGTGATTCACGTCATGTATGATTCCATCGTTATCACGAATCAGATGTACTATTGTGATATGTTCCTGATTACACTCATTTTAATTATATATGCTTATGTCGCAATTAGTAAATTACAGCATCATCGAAGCAGGACTTCGTGCTCTTGCTGACAAGGCTCACGAATCAGCGGTAGCCCAAGCAGAAGGCAAGCCTATCCCTTGCGGTCTATCAGAGAATGATATGGAACTGGTGGCACTCCTTACCGCCATGATGAATGATACCCAAGCCAACAAGGGCTGGTGTGCTCACGAAATGGGGAAGTCTATCTCCTCATTCGAGAAGTATGTTCACGATGGAAAGATACCTGAGGGCATCCACGACCAGTTCGGTCACGAAAAAAAGTGGAACAAATCGCTCATCAGGTTCTTCGCCAACAAGAAAGCTTTCTTCCGCAAGCAAGCCCGAAAGTATGGCATAAGCATATAGCATCAGCTACATTATTATATATAGGAGAGACCCAATCGCCCCTCCTGTATATTTACGCCCTTTCCCGTAACCATAAATCTTTGCTTATCACACACTTATAGAACCTTTTACGAGTTTATCAATCTCTATCCATATTATTCGTATCTTTGTGCTCGTAACGTTACAAAGTGAGAATCATAATTTAGTGTTTAACAAAAAAGATTTCAGGATAATATGGAAAGTAAAACGTATGTATTCGGAAACGAAGGCTCAACATCTAACAATGGGATGCTCGGTCTTCTTGCACCCCTTCTCCAGAAGCAGGGTGTTGACCCAAATGTCCTTCTTGCCATGAAGGGAAACAATGGCTTCGGTGGCGAAGGTGGATGGTTTATGTGGGTAATCTTCCTCTTCTTCCTTATGGGTTGGGGTGGCAATGGCTGGGGCGGCTTCGGCGGCAACGGTCGTGGCGGTATCGCTAACGAGATTAACAATGACTACGGTCGTAGCCTCTTGATGGATGCCATCGGCGGTAATCGTAACGCACTCAGTAATCTCGCTACTCAGCTCAACTGCACAGAAGGACAGATTCAGAATGCCATTTCTGCCTTGACTTCTCAGGTTCAGAGTGTAGGTAATCAGGTTGGTATGAGCGGTATGCAGACCATCAATGCTTTGCAGCAGGGTAATATGCAGATTGCTCAGCAGATTGCAAACTGCTGCTGCGAGAACCGCTTGGCTATCTGCCAGCAGACTGGAACCTTGCAGACTGCCATCAACAACGTGGCAGTAGGTCAGGAGCGTGGCTTCTCTAACGTGGCTTACGAGACCCAGCGTCAGACTTGTGATTTGCACAACGCTATCAAGGAGAGTACTCAGACCATCGTTGACGGACAAAAGCAAGCTGAGTTCAGGGAAATGCAGAACAAGATTGATGCCCTCCGTGAGGAGAACAGCACCTTCAAGTCTTCTGCTATGACCTCTCAGATTGTTGGTCAGGCGGTGGCTCCTATCAATCAGGTATTGGCTGGTTTGCAGAACGAGGTGGCTGGTATCAAGTGTAAGTTGCCGGAGACTGTGACTACACCTTACAGCCCATTCACTGCAGTTCCTAACTGCGTGGCTTATCAGGCTGGCTTGTATGGACTGAATGCTGCCAACAATGCAGGATTCTGGGGTTAAAGAAAGGAGGCTGCTATGTTATGGTTAAGACCTTATACATGGGTGAATCGTAATGGCTCGGCAGCTATCGCTTCTACTGGCGTGAAGGTGAATACTTCCGATGTGGTGTTCACCTTCAAAAACCACGCTTTCGTGAATGCCAGCTACAGAGGAACGATTTTCGTAAATCTGCGTCAGGCTATTCCGACTGGAACGACTGGTACGCTGCCTATCCTTTTCGAGACCAACGGGGCGACACAAGCTGTGAGCAAGTTCAATGGCGAACCATTGACGGTTGCAGATGTGCCGGGTACTGGAGTGGTTCAGCTCTGGTTCGAGCGAGATACTAACACCCTTCAACTTATGACGGGTATTGTTTAACAACAGAATAGATAATAGGAGATTACATTATGTTTCAAGGTTTAAGAACTAATTCTTTGTTCTATGTCCTCGACAAGGGCGAGAACCCGAGCTTGCGGATCGGTCAGGTTGTTTCGGTGAGCAACCCTCAGACGAGATACCCTTCTTTCAATAATGGCTTCACTCCTCAGCCTATGGAGACTGTGGTTGATGTGAAGGTGAAGATCAATGACGAGGAAGTGGATTTCAAGCAGCTACCTGCTAACGGACAGATAGCGAACGACAAGAATCTTGTGGTAAGCGATAGCAAGGATGCCATGAGTTCCGAGGTCGATGCAATGCTGAGACAATCCAAGGCGATACTGGAGAGCGTAGATTACCACGAAAGAGTCGTAAAATCTTGCGAGGGAATGCTACTGCAGCTCAACCCCCAGATAGCCAAGGAGAAGGAACAGACCGAGAAAATCAACAAGCTGGAAGGCAAGGTTTCCGGCATTGAGGGCAAGATTGACAAGATGATGGGATGGCTCCAACAGAGCATGAGCAAGTAATCTCCTATCTATTCACTTTAATATCTTATGATTATGGTAATGATTGAGATTACAGAAGATAAGTTCGATGATTTGTATGACAACATCGAGTCTATGCTTGGTTTTGGCAGCAAGGCTATGTCTTGTCTGAAAAAGATGAAGCAGGAGCGTATGGGTGAGCGTATGCCTGATTATCGTGACGATTGGAGAAGAGAGCATGAGGAACGTGAAGAGCGTGAGAACAGACGCAGATTCAACAACGTGAACGATGATTGGAACTACTCGAACCGCTATGGTGAAAGAGGTGGTGGCGGCTACAATGGTGGCGGTCGCTAGTGTTTAACTTGGGAGTTTTGGTAGCGGCACTATGTCGGAACCAGACTCCCTTTAATATTCAGCAATATGGGAAAATGCAGAATGCCATTGGATATGTATGACCTCAAACCTGAGGCAATGGTTGCCTATCTCAGATACAATGGCTATCATTTCAGCAAGAAAATGTGTGAGTGGGCGGTGAGCCTGATGTATAAGTATGACCCTTCATCCAAGCGTGATGTAAGTGTCTCGTTTTGGGATAAAGAGAAGGTGGATGCCCTTCTGCTTGGTCAGGGAATTGAGGTAAAGAATAAGGCTGGCTACGACCATGTATATGTGGCGAATATGGCTAGGGCAGACTTCTACAAGTCTTCCATCAAGAATGAGGAGCAGTTAGCCCAGTTTATCAAGGATATGGTGGATGATGCCGACCAGAAGGATGGTTTTATCTTCAACCGATTCTATGCCGACTGCTGCCATAATGGAGTGCCTATCCCTTGGGAAGATGTGTTATGATCAGAAGAGTAATACAACTCCCGAAGTACGATTGGAGCATAGTATGTTTCATAGGTTATCAGCCGGATGATGCCGATGAGATATGCTATGCTCTTTCTGGTATTGGATGCAGCGGCAATCCATTATCAGAAGCCCAAGAACATCTAACCAAAGAGAGTGCAGATAGGGGTCTTACCTATTCAAACCTAGCCGAAAGAAGGAGTGTTCTTGCCATTGGAAAATGTGAATCTGATAGCAGTATCATCAACACAATAGGTCATGAGCTTCTTCATGTGGTAGCGCATATATGCGAGCAGGATCATATTGATATGCTAAGCGAGGAGCCATGCTATATGATGGGGAGTCTGTGCGAAAAGTTCTTCAAGGTGTATTGTTGA